AACACCAGTGATAGCCTGAGGTATGTTTGGACGAGGATAGTATGCGTTTATAAGATGTGTAAAGTTTACTTCGATTCTGTCATTTACATTAGTTTGCGTAACAAATCGATTTATAGTTTCTGAACTTCCACTACCAGAGAGCATACGAATTTGTATACTTTCAAATATTTGTGCATTTGATAATTCATCTATTTCTCTAGGTGTATCTACTCTGATAGCTATGTTTAACGAACCATTTGGTGGAATGACAGCTGGACGACTGTATTCTCCTGTGAGCGGGTACGCTTGAGAAAATCCAGGAGTGGTTGAATTTAATACAGTTGCTTGAATCCACGGTTTACTGGATGACACTACGATAGTAATCGGGATAGAAGAATCCAAATTACTTGCAGTTAACGGCAATATGCTAACTGTGTTATCACTGAAATTATAATTTTTTACATATTCTAAACTACTGGTAGGGAAAGAATATGAGAAAACTTGACTAATTTGATATGTCATAGGAGTTTGTATCTATATTTTTGACTGTTCTCTATCTGGTCCTGTAGAGCCGATTGGTATGCAACATTTAGTGATGATGATATAGAATTGCGTAATGTTTCTGCATCAAATCTGAGTGACCCAGATGTTAATTGTGTTGCTACTGAAGCGGAAACTGTTAAATATGCTTTATCTAATACGTTTTTTGTAATTTCATTCGTCCCAACATATGATCCATTATTAATATCGAATCCATATCGTTCCAAGTTTGCTTTAAGAGAACCAGACATATTGTCCTTCACTGAAGCGCTAGTAACTCTACTTGGGAATACAGGAACTTGATTATCGTTCTGCGTTGGTTGATTAAATATTTGTTTAATTACTTGATGAATCCATTGACTTGTAATCGCTGGAGTTATGTAATTTTTTACTACATTTAAATTATTTATCGTTGGATTAGTGTGTTCTAATTCAATTTCTCTTCTTGATGGAGAAATACGTGTTACTTTCAACACTCTATCGTTTGTAGATCCAATTTCGTCACTAAAAATATTAAATGTTACTTGATACTTTCCGGTTGGTAGAAAAAAATTCGGTAGTTCAGCAAAGTTAATATACAATAATGTACGAATAGTGTTATCGGAATATTTAAATGTGTTTACTGTTACTGGAGTAAATTCATCCGTGTTTTTAGCAACTCCATAATAGACCAATGCATTATCAAACAAACTATAGATACTAATTTCTACAGTAATGGAATCAAGTACAGAAGGAAACACCGTAGGAAGTTCTGCGGTAAGGATATTATCTGAAAGATTTTCGACTATACGTGAAACAGTAAATCTAGTATTATCTGTTTCCGGCAAAGACAAATCGGTTTGAAAATTAGTTTGATTGGCCATTGGTTAATTTAACTCTACAAAGGTTTTATTAATGGTAGTTAACCATTGTTGATAACTAAATTGTTCTGTATATGCTGGCGTATAGTATACTCTACCGTCTGTTACTGGAATTTCTTCATATCTTGGTGATACTATTGTGATTCCTGTGTTATTGTAATTTGATTTAATTGATCCCGTAATCATTGAAGCAGTAACGTCGGTTTCAGAAAACGATATATCTATCGTTTGTTTACTAGCGACACTAGCACTATCTGGATTTGGGATGTTTAGCGATATTATACTCATACAATTCTAAATAGTGTATCGGTTGATATAGTTTTGGAATATGAACCCGTATCAATCTTTAATTTTAGTGTATAGAACCTTCCAGAATATAATGGTGCGGTATCCAGTACGATGTAAGAACCATTACTATCACAACTTACCTTAGAATAACTATCAAACGGAACAATGGTTACGTTAGATTGTGTATCAACTATAGAATAATATGAAGAAGTTGGTAAATAATATTTGTTCTTATATCTTAATGTGCTATCAAATGACCGTAATGGGTACTGGTCACGTACCACGAAACTAATTTTTGCTACATCGCCCTTGGCATATGATTCTTGTAGATTACTTGCTACAATCTTAACAGTTGTAGACGGTATTGCTACTAAACTTCCCGTTGAAAATGCTTGGTCATCCCATGCCACTTCCAAAGTTGGTTGGTGTATGGTATGTGTTTGTGCAGAAAATACTTTAATATTTCCTTGATTATATAAATTTACTTCGTCTGTGGTTGGGAACTGCACTACCAATCCATAGAATGTATTTTGTAATGATTGACTTACAATTGGACGAATAATGTTTGTTACGTCTATTTTGATATCTTGTAAAGGATATTCAGATAGTGTAATACTGGCTGAGGTTGATGACGTTAGAATATCTGCACCAAACATACTCCAAGATGTATTTAATGCGCATTGTCTCCAAGTTGCACCATCATTTACATTTTGAACGTTTTGATAAAAATATCCACTACCTTCATCCCACGAACGAGATACTTGATATACAACTAATTTTTGATTTCGTTGAACATCAGATGCGTTAGCTAGTTTTAAACTAAGAAAATAATTTGCGGCGCTTGACACACTCGCCGTTGTTGGTAAATCAAAATATAGTAAACTTCTGGCTGAGGCTGATACGTAACTTGGTTCTACAAGTGCCGTATCTACTACCTTTCCAATTTCTAATATTTCATCCAATCCAGCATTATTTGTTGGATATGCTTGGTAGATGGTTGTGTCTTTTGACGGAGTTATGAATTTTCTCATTGTGTGGCACTTCCAATAATATCGTTTTGTGGATATTTTAGTTCAAAAATACTTGGGTCTAAGCTTGGATAGATTACATCATCCAACGTAGCTTGCTCAATATCATATCTGTAATTTTGGTATCCAGAACCATCTTTAAATTGATACTTGTTGATAATCTTTAAAGTTTTTATTGTTTTCACACCATCAACTGAACCTACGATATAATTTAAATCTGATAGAATAATTGGTTGATTTATGCTCCACTTACTAATGTCGAAGAAATCTTGAATGCTGCCGATAACTCTAGCAGTTACATCATTGATATTATATCCCTTGAATACAGAGATTTCAAACTCTACTCCGATGTTTATGATAAATGCGTCCAAAATATTAATATCGTCTGTCAACATTCTATATTGACCAAGATATCTTGCTAAATTGTCTTTTACAATAGAGTTTAAAGTTGTAAGTTTACCAAATGAATCATACCCTAGTGTGTATAAATTTACTGAGTTAGGTTGTGCCGGATTGTTCACATAATTCATTTCCGACAAAGACATAATTTTATTTAATTGTTCATCTCGTAAAGCAAATGCCTTTGCTACCGTACCATACTTACTCGGTAATGAGTATGCACGAATTGTGTAATCTTCGGCAGTTACTACACGATTCTGTGCGTTGAAATATCCCAACGCATTTTGTTTGATTTCGTCTGTAGTTTCCCCGTCACCACCACCTACAGCTGGTTCTGTATTATTAATCGTAAGTGAACGTAATGCTGTGGTAAATGTGGAAGATTGTCCACTAGTATATGATGTGGTGTCGTTTTTAATAATTAAGTTAGAAATATTAACCAAAGTGTTTGATGGGGTGTTTGTATTTACACCACCACCAGTCAAATAATTTACAGTTAATGTGGTGTTCGCTGGAGCTACTCCGAACGCATTACTGTTTAGGAAGTTAACATTATTAATTGCTACATTCCCTAAAATATTTTTAATATTTGTACCATATTGAGCGTTTGCTATTTGTCTAGAATCTAAGGTAACATCTACGTCAGCATCACCCAATCCAGAGCCAAATACTAATTGTGTTCTTAAATCTCTGGTGATTCTAGTAATAAATCTTCTTGGAACTTTTCTAAGTCTTAATCCAGCAGGAGGAACTACACCAGATTCAATATTTGGTGTAACCTGTACATCATCCATAATAACATCTTGTGCAAGATAGTCAACTTCGTACCAAGTGTTACCACTAGAATCGGTTACACTTTCTACTCCGATAATATTTTCATCAGGTAAAGTAATCGTAGAAAACTTTTCAGCTGACCCGAATGTAAACGTGGTGGTCTTTTCTTCTGCCGCTATTAATGTGACATCCTTAGTAATTAAAAAGTCTATAGGATTCACTCCATCAGACCGATTGACGATGTAGTTTGCTTCTGTGATGTCGGAAAAATCCACATCGTCTAAAAGTCTAAATGTCACAGAGACTCTAGAATTTGTTGAGAACGTAGATCCTCGCCCTATCTTTAAGAGATGTAATGGGTCAGGTACATATTGTGACCCCTTCAATACAGCCGGTGCTACTTGATATAATTTAGCCGACACTGTAGCTGGTGATATTAACTTTGGCTTATATCCTAAAAATTGGGATATAGTTATAATATTTTGTTCTTGTTCAGTATATGCTAACAGATTTTCTTTAAACGAATTATCAATATAAAATGACAACACATCTCCAAGATATGATGCCATTTCAATGAACATCATACCAGGAGACGCCTCATTGAAGTCAGAGTACGTATTAGGAAAATATGCTTTAGCAAAATCTATAAAATTTTGTCTGAAGTCACCAAATGTCTTAGCTGAATAATTTATCTGCTTAACATTTGGTCGTGGTTGTATTACCAATCGTTGGTTCGTTGCCATTAATTACTCCAAGTTATTATACAGGAACCGTTATAGAATCTGTTACATTAGGGTTACTTCGAAACCTATAATCTACTTTTAGAAGAACTTTATTATAATCACTGTCCGTTGGAGAATTTGCTGTTATTTCTACAACTTCTAAAAATGGCATCCATCGTTCTACTGCTGCCGAAACTGATAATTTCATATTATCCAGTGTTTCCTCAGTTATTTGATTGAACACGATATTATGAAGATCTGTTCCGAATTCTGGTTGCATCAGTCTTTCCCCTTTACGGGTCATCATCAAATTTTTAAAATTTGACTTGACTTGCTCAAATATAGAAATTGATTGAGCAAAATATCCCGTATTGCCTAATTGAAGTGGAAGGGTGATACCGATATACTTTTGAGCCATTTAAATCTCCAATTAGACCAACTTCATTGCCTTCATTAATGCGGAATAATCTTTATTGATAGCTTGAACCGCAGGATTATCTTCAGTATATCCCGCTGGAATTTTCGGCATTACTGGTCCTATGTTCTTAGTAGTAGCTACTACAGTATCACCGTGACGTTCCAATCCCATCATTTCAGCTAATTGGGCTCTTGAAAACTTTGGCTTGGTAGCAGTCGCTGGTTTTTGTGTAGTTTCTTGTAGTGACTTAACTTCAGCCACAGCTTCTGCTAGCATTTCTGGGAGAAGTCTCTTAACTTCTTCTTCCACAATTGTGCGAATGTACGCTTTCAATAATGTTTTATCCATACAATCCTCTTACTTGGTTAAGTAACTGTTGATTCTTAGCGTTTTTTGCATTTTGTCTTGCTGTAAACGGAGTTTGTTCTAATCTTGCTGTTTCTATTTGTGATTGAACAACCGCTGCTCGTTTTTGTTGTCGTAACGCTTTTAACTTATTATAAACTACTTCTTTTATTTCTGCTAAATTAGGTAATTCTATTTTCTGTGGAAGTTGATTTAATGCTGTACCAAGTAATCCACTAAATGTTACGTCGGGTATTTCTGGAATTCCTTCATTTATACGTTCTGCGAAAGAATCAACCGTAGTTCTAACTTTTAATTCTATTTCTTCCAAAGTTGGTGCATCTGGAATATTAAGTGACGCTGTTGGAACTGTAAACAAACTATCTGGAATTGCATTTTCTATAAGTGATAATCTAAGTTGCGCTCCGGCGGATATATTTTGTACTTGTGAAATAACAGACTGGGCTTGCCCTGTAATTTGATTCACTTGGTTTACTGAACTTAATAAATTTGGAGGTATATTGGTCATACAGTATTTTTTTCAGAAGTAAAATTATCCTTACTATTGAACGGTGCAGCAAACGGGTTAGCCAAAGACGTTTGTAAATCTACCAAAATTGGAGTTAATGCAGCGGCAGCTGCGGGAGCTGTACCAACATTAGAAAACCCAGGTATATTAGTAGCTAATGCTGAAATTAGTTGCTGTAGAAATACCGCTAATTTCGTACCCAAAACCATTGGTTGTGTTGTGTCGCCGTATGAACCTATAAATATCTTTTGTCCAGTAATTGAGTAGTTTCCTGAGGTCTTATACGCTAAATCTTTATTAGCTTTAAAGGATATCGTATCACCCTGTATGAATATATCTCCAGCAGTATCTAGCGTAATTGCATTATTTGCCGTCATAACTACTGAATCTTCGGTGTCCAATGTTATTGATTTTATTGAACTTAAGTTGATTTCTTGTCTGGAAAATAAGGCAATTTCATTAACTTTACTGTTCAATACTACTCTATTTGAGTTAATGAATATTTGTGCTCCAGTATATTCAGCATTTTCTACTATTGATGACACCAAATGAGATTGACTTCCCGCGGTAGCCGGTACAAACTTGACGTTTTGATTAGCTACCATCCAGATACAACTACTATCCGCATTAATGTTTTCATACATCGTCGAATAGATAGACCGTGGCATATTCTTTACATCAGTAGATACTTCTGTTGGTGTATGTGCCCCAGCGGTTAATATTATATTTGGTTCTGGATATTGACTTTCCTCTTCATTTTGTGTAAATAGGTTTGACCCCATGCGAATGGTATTTCCATATCTACCATATATTATGGTATCTCCCTCACATGCACGAAGTCTTATAGCATTCGGATTTTGATTAGGTACATTTGTTACTATTTGATTACCAGTTGCGTTATTTAATTCATACGGAGTTATACCTTCCGCAGCTAATAACATTGCTTCACTTTGCTGTTTTCCAGAGATTTGTGGTCCCATTACAGAACTTAATCCAGGCCAAGTGGAATCTCCTACTTTTTTAGTAGAATTAATTCTTCTGGTATAGAATAATCGTCCTAACGCAAAATATACTAATACCGTTTCATGTTTTAATGGATAATCTTCAACACTAGAATCAATTGGAGATGCCCAGTTTAATTGTTCAACTGGTACATTTCTGTCTCTTGGTAAAACTCTAACCCTTACATCTCCACAATTACTCCCTTCATCGTTATAATTTGGATGCTCTTCGTTTAAAATAACATCCTCTACAAGCGCACTAAGATATGGCGAAGGTTGTGTTATGGATAATCGTGGAGTAGCACCAGCACCTAACTGGTTTACATCCAATCCAATCGGTACTGCACCATATAATCCCGACATTAAGCTTTCTCAGCAAAAACATCATCCAAGTCCTTCACATCTTCTTGAAGGTCTTGGATTTCTGTAGTTATGTCCTTAAGTAATGCTTCCTTTTCGGATTCTGATAGTAGTCCATCTAATGAAGCGTTAGATTTGGTGCCTACGGATACGATACGTTGAGCAATTTGAGCAACACGGACTAAGTGCTCGTCGTTCTTAACGTTCACTTCAATGAATCCCTGCACAATTGGTCCAATCACAGCCGCATCTTCTGGAGTACGGATGAGTTGGACCATTTTCATAATAAACGAGTTGATTTGAGCCCGTTTACTGTCTGTATTTTTGTGTATTTCGGTGAAAATGTCGGCTAGACTTTTTCCATCATACAGTTCCGAATTAATATCCATAAAGACCCCCTAAATTCCTATATTATAAATAGATAGGATTTATTTTTTATACGAGAAATATGTGGTTGGGTCCGAAAGGTGTCCGTTGCGTCTAAATTCACTTAACATTTTTAGAATTTGGGGTCGCATCTTATTGATGACCTTAGTAATATGAGCGGTCTTATAACTAGTCATTTCTCTGACCATAAGATATAATGCTTTTTTGTTAAAATTGTCTATATTGTCAATTCGTTCAATAAGTTTCACTATAGCTGCTGCGATTTCCTTATCTCGCTTCTTCTTAAAAAATCGGTCAAGATTAAACTCCCAATACTCTACCAATAATTTCAAGAATTCTCGCATATCTACTGTAGAATCCTTAGTTTCTGGTTCCACGATTAACATTTCTTCCAAAGTAAACGAATCTTCTGTTTGGTCTGAAAAGTACAATACTCGCTTTTCTTCCTTATATGAGTTATTGTTATGTAAAATCAAATAGTTCTTTGCGATTACACTAAAATACGAGAACGCCTTACCCTTATCTTCTGTAAATTTATGAAGATTGATAACCAGAAAGGAGACTACCTGCGCCTTAATTTCGTCGAAGGTACCCTCCATATATGGAAATTTGAACCGATTGATAACATTCTCTGCTAGCTTATCAAGCGGTCCTTGAATTTTACTTCTAAATAATTGTTCTCGTTCGTCTGGGTCAACTGATTTATTGTATGCGATTATCGCTTTTTCTGTATCCTCTGTAAAGTAGACCTTATCGTTCTTCTTCCTCGTTGTTACCATCACGTATCTCCGTAACGAATGCATAAAGTAAATCAGTGCATTCAACCAATTGTTTAAAAACCGACCCTACTTCGTCATCTTGTTCAAAGA